GCCCGCGGGTGGTTTCGAAGTTACTGAGAGCCAGAGGGGGCGCCAGCTTGCTATAGATAAAACCGATATGCGTGTGTGGGGGTAGGACTACCTAATTATCGCAGAAGAAAAGACGAGACAGGCACGGATTGCGATACTATCGGACTTGGAACAATTTGAACCATCAGTAAAGACTTCTGCCGCCGTGGCATATGCGAATAAACTTACAACACCAGAGCCAACGCAGCTATGACGATACAGTCATTTCATAGGGAGACACACCATACATAATCACATACAAAACCAGTAAAGATAAAAATAAAATATATATTATTCACTATAAGATAATATATATAAAGTTCAATTTTTTATTGTATCTAGTTATTTAAAAGTCATCGCCAAAATCAAATGCCTCGGCAGGGTTTTCTACTTTCGTCGCTAAACTGTATTCAGCCACCCGAGCCTCAAAGAAATTGGTCTTTGATTCAATGCTAATGCTCTCCATCCAGTCAAATGGATTGGCGGAACCGTAAATCTTATCTCCGCCTAACTGAACGGCTAATCTGTCGGCTACAAATTCAACATAACGCTGCATCAGCACATCATTCATACCAATTAGACGGCACGGCAGAGCACTATTGATAAATTCAACCTCAATTTCAACCGCTTCTTTAATAATTTCTTCAATCTTATTCTTTTTGAGTGGTCGCTCTAATTTGGAGTGAAGTAAAACGGCGAATTCGGTGTGAAGTGCCTCGTCCCTTGAAATAAGCTCGTTAGAAAAACACAGTCCAGGTAGAATACCACGCTTTTTAAGCCAGAAAATAGAGCAGAACGCACCACTGAAAAAGATGCCCTCTACTACGGCAAAAGCAACTAGACGAGTAGCAAAACTCGCACGCTTGTCCTGAATCCACTTAATAGCCCAGTCGGACTTCTTTTTAATACAAGGGAATTCGCTGATGGCGTTGAATAGTTTGTGCTTCTGAACGGTGTCTTTGATGTAAGTATCAATAAGAGTAGAATATGTGATAGAATGGATATTTTCCATCGCAATCTGTAGCCCATAAAAGGCACGGGCTTCAGCCAGTTGAACTTCTCCCATAAACCGTGTTCCTAAATTTTCAAGAACAATACCATCACTCGCAGCAAAAAACGCTAAAATCATAGAAAGGAAATGTTGTTCGTCTGCTGTAAGGGCTTCCCAGTGGGCTGGGTCTTTGGACAAATCTACTTCGGTAGACGTCCAAAATAAATCTTGCTGTTTTTTATACATCTGCCAAATCTCGTCATCCTTAATTGGGAACATAACAAACCTATTATCGTCAGGGGCTAGAAGGGGTTCTACAAATGTTTTAGACATATTTATATCTTACTAAAGTAATATATGTAAATATTTTTAAATCTGTTTTTAATATATTAACGGAAATCAAAAATAAATTTGATGAAAAATTGAATTAATATATACAATAATATTATAAATGATGATTGGTTTTAATAACGACAAATTAACAAATTTTGTAATATTTATAGCCTTTGCTTTAACGGTGGGCTATTTTGTAAATAAAAATTATAATGCGATTGTATTGTTGTATCTGCTTGTGGCGGTGATGTATTCATTATCTAAAAATTTACTATCCAGTTTAGGAATTAGTATAATCTTAACAAACATATTGATTTCTATGAATATGGTTAGCCTCCAAGAGAATTTAGAAAATCAAAAGAAAAAAAAATCAAAGGGCGTTATTAAGAATAAAATGATACAGAATGAATGATTAACACATTAGAATTTATCGTGGTATTAATATTAAAATAATTTATAATTTAATATTAATGAGCCAAGTTGGTGATATTGGGGAACATACCGCATATGAAGACGAATTAGTGAGGCAAACAATCGAGAAAATTAGGAAAACCGAACAAAAATTAATAAACGAGTATAATAATTTGAATAACTTTAAATCTGATAATCATGAAGAATTTCTACCATATATTAACGATGAGTTAGATAAGCGTAAAGTTTTTTTACATCATAAAAAAACATCATTAGAAAATCAACATATCGCATTATTAAAACTATTAGAACACTTGCTTACAGTTGAATTAAAAAATAAAGAATTTGAGGTAGAGAAAATCTTAAGTCAAATAAATATAATCGAGAAGGAATTAATTCCATATAACAAAATATTGTAAAAATTATATATTTATTATATATAAATGAAGCTTAGTATTAATAATATTGTAAAAAATAAATATGTTCTTTATTTGGTCGCATTAGTCGCCCTATTTGATATTTTAGGAAGTTTAATGAGGCAGGAATTCAGTGCCGTATTATTTTTCTATTTATCTGGAATGATTGCTTACTTTTACACTAAAAATATGACTTTAGTGCTTGGTAGTGCTTTACTGGCGACCGTATTAGCGCGTATGGTGAAAAATATGTCGAGCGTCAAAGAAGGTCTTGAAAACGAGATGGAAAACGAGGAGGATATGGAGGTTGATGAGGACGAACTGAAAGGCGCCGATAAGCAGAAGGTTATCAAGAGAATGAAACTGCAAGATAATGAGGCTTCCAAATCGGGTGATAAAGTGGATGTAACAGCGGGTTCCAAAGAAGAAGCCATTAAAAAGGCTTTCAAAAAGGGTGGTGATGTAAAAGCTGGTGCGATGCCTGATCTGGATAAACTAAAGGACGTAAGTAAGGATGCCGAGGATATACTGAAAACTTTAGAGAAAGCCGGACCTAAATCGGGTTACCAAAATCAGCAGAAATTAACACCTGGTCTGTATAACATGCCTAACAAAAAACAATTAGAGAAACAGCTTGGTGAGGCTGATAAAATGGAACAGGCTTATGATAGTCTGGAGCAGGTAATTGGTGAGAACGGTATCAAATCTATGTCTGCTTCTACACAAGAGTTAGTTAGACAGCAGAATGAACTTTTAAAAGGTTTAAAGGATGTTACACCGGCGCTGCACGAAGCTATGGGGGCTATCGGAAAAATTGACCTTGGTGGCTTAAAATCTATGTTTGGTTCCATTACCTCATCGACAGCATAAATGTCTCATTAAAATATTTTATATCTCAATATAATATATTATGTATAATTTGAAAGATGAATCAACTAACACTTTTTTAATAGGAATAATATCTTATTTATATTTATTTTCATCATTAGTTAATAACAATTTCGGTATAATATTCATTTATTTTGCTATCTTATTAGCAGGCTATTTGATAGTCGGTATGGATATATATAAATATAACTTGATAATTATTATTTTTGATATATTATATTCACAAACTACTTTTAGAGAAGGTAATTTTGAAAGCAAATTTGATGCTGGTAAATCAAATGCTGAAAGTAATGATAATTTTACGAAAGAAGGGGGTTCAATTGAGATTGACGGGGTAGAAGAGGACGGCGCAAATGAACTCACAGATGATTTTGATAAAAAAAATGAAAAGAACCAAAAAGATAAAGAGGCAAGCAAAGTACCGATGTAATATAATAGTAATTAAAAACCAACATTATATATTTAATAAAATTATATATATAATAGAACGATGCCTAAAAAGTGTCCGCCAGGCGTAATTTGTATTGAAAATGTAAGTTTTGCATTTATAGGTTTATCAATTTTAATTGTATTAGTAATTTTCTTTTTGAGTTCCAATAGCGGTAAAATGATGTTTATGCAAAACCACGCCAATACTACATCGCATAACAATCATAATAAATACGATGATTATAGTCATTCCCAGCCTATGCATCATCAGCAACATCATCAGCAACATCACCAAAGCCAACATTCCAATAATGATATATTATTAAACCCTTACAGCGCACCATTGAGAGATGACCGATTAATAAACGCGGATAATTATAATGGTCCAAGAATGCCGATTAATCAACCAACACAATCACACGATACTACATATAGACAAATTGGTATTTTGACGAGAGTTCAAGGTGGAGAGACGATGCTCCCATTAATGGGTCGCCCACTCTTTAGTAATAGAGACAAATGGAATTTTTACACTATGAACGATAAAAATAATATGATTAAATTACCTATTACGTTCAAAAATAAAAGTTGCACAAACGACCAGGGTTGTGACAACGTTTATAACGGCGATAAAGTATTTGTAGAAGGGTACAACGATATATTCAAAGTAACCGTATATGATAATAATGTAATGCAATACATACCATACTTATGATAGTATAACCGTAATAATACAGTCTATTCAATTGCTTAATGTATTTTAATTGATTAAAATTAATAATATTTTTAATTGTAAATATTATTATTTATAAGTGGATTTAAACAGATGAATTCAGGGACTTTGTGTATGGATTATTTTTAAAAGCCGAAAGTAATCCTGGGTCCATTCTGTTGGAATTATATTCCGCATCATACCCAGCAGGCACATTCATTTCACCCATAAATTGAGATGATGGTATATGATTGGGTCCGCCAGTAGGTAACTGCTTTCTATTATTAGTTATAACACTTTCATCTCTATTCATTGACATGTTGTTCTCATTATTGAATAAACTCATGGAGCCCTGGTTAGTTCTGGATTCGTATGTTTTATTTACATTATTACGCTGTGCATATGCGTTATTGTAGGGACGCAGACCAGTATTAGTAGCGGCACCATTACCAATATAGTCTTTATTGGTAGTATCACGCTGATTTTGAACGGGTTGATGTTGCTCGAGTTCGTATTCAGTACGCTGATTCTGTCCCTGAACGTTAACATAGTTCAGGTCAATTTTACCAGTAGTCATCTCACGATTGGTAGTCTTTGTAATATCATTATCATTATACATATGACCTGTCCTTGGACCACCATTAACATTACCCGATTCTCTTAAATTACCAATTGCGTTTTCTTTCCTTGTAGGCTGTAAAATATCCAGTAGGGGAGCAATAACCGCTTTAGCCATACCATAAACACCTCCCATAGCAGGCATAGATTGAACGGTAGTTCTATTATTAGGCAGTAATTTATAATTTTGGGAACCATAGTCATTTGGGTTTGCGGAACTTTGACCCGCCGCAGTAGCGTTAGAAAATGGGAGAGCGCCTAAATTTTGTTTTTTAGATTCCTCAAATGTAACATCGGTATAAGTTGCATTGCCCGATAATGCGCTGGTGCCTCCACCATAATACTCCCGGGTTGTTTCCGACCTATTTTCTACAGGCATAATTTGAGTGCTTCTAATGGTAGGTGCTTGTTCGGCACCGGTTGTAGTGAACCACCTGTTAGGACCAGACTCAAAATACTTTTCAGGATTACGTTTTTCTGTTTTACCGATGATGTCATTAGAACCACGAGACTGTATGTGAGAAGCCGCTGGTCCTTGGCGTCCGTTTAAATCAAATGTTTGCTTTTGGTTGGTGTCTACCCTTAACTCGTCTACGGTTTTAGGCATCCAAGTATCACGGGACATCATACCTGCATTAAAACCACCGTTGCCGTCAGTTCCACCAGTATTAACGCCGTTTTTATTTTGTTTGCCGTAACCTTGGTCTAAACCAGGACCAACGCGCTGTGGTTCCCATAAAGTAACATTATTCATTTTATTGGATTCATTCATCCTGGATTGAATGAAGGAGGTATTATTGGCTGTGCCGTGTGTTAAATTTACATTCTCGTCGGGTTTGAATAATGGAGCCTGCTCGCTTTTGCTAAATGCCTGGCTCCCGTATCCTTGCTTTGTGTCTAAAATTGCCTCTGAAGTGTTAAAATCCGCTGTAGCACCCCTAATTTTAGCACCAAAAAAAGGCTGCATATTATTATGTTTGAAATTTTTAGGGTCAACAACTTGACCGTTCATAAGTGATACATCATTTGTTGATTTATTGACTGGTGGTTTGAAATATTTATCAGTATGCTGATTGGGGTTATTGTAATGATTATTTGGTTCCATCATCGCCGTTTCAACTGGGTTCATAGGCTGTCTAAGTCCCATATGGTTGTTGGAGAAACCCTCCTGTTTATTATTACTGGATCTCCCTGTTAAAAACTGGTCTTTTTGCTGTTCCGCCTCTTCCTCCTCTTGCCTATTTGCCGCATTTTTTTCTTGTTCGGATAATATGAATAGACTTCCTAATACTACTATTGGTATAGCCAGTGCCGCCATTATATAATACTAAAATATATATTTATTATTATTTATTTCTATAAATAATAATATTTATTAATTCAAATCGTATAATCAATTTTTATAGTTTTTATTAAGTGTATAATAATCTTTCTCTAACATTCTGGACGGGATATTATTATTGAAAGGGATACTAACGTTTTCTTGTGGATCCATTAATAAATAATTAAAGTTATTTGGGGAATTAATAGAATCTGTCTCTCTTAGGGTCCAGGCAGGATTAGTGGCTCTTGGTTGGTGTGTAATTTCAGTCTTATTGATGGGATAAACATTTTGGCTATAGACATTATTCTTATTATTGTAGTTTTGATAATTATTTTGCTGGACCGAATCAGTATTTAATTTTCTGGTTATACCCATTAAATCACTTTCAAGTTCAGTTTTGTTCTGCGATAAATTAGCACCCCACTTTTGAGCCCGTAAATGTGGGTCATTCATAAACTCGGGCTTATCACCTGTTCCAGGAGCATTAATTTCATAATTTCCTATATAAGTGGATTCTTCTAAATATTTTTGTATTCTACATGGGTCATCATGAAAACGAGTGAACGCCATAATTATAATAGTATATATTATATTACTATAATTATTTATACTGTTATTAATTACTTAAAACTAAAAAGTTATTAAATTTTAAATATGATAGAATTAGACCGAGAACTATTAAATAATAATATTAAATCCAATAACATCAAAGAATTGATTGAATATGTTTCGTGTAAATTAAATATACACAACGAAAGACTAACTATTGTTAAAATTGATGAATTTGAAACCGAAAAATTAAAAATTGATAAACGTAATCAGTTCGTAATTTGCTTGAATAATTCTATACACGAAACTGTATCTATAAATAATACATCATTCGATGAAGTTTTATGTATTGATAATACCAACGATATTGTTATCAATTCTAAAATTATATATACGGACATTATATTTATTGTTTTTAATGATAATTGTAAAAATTCAAAGCATAGCAGCGAATTAATTAACAAATACAAATTACAAGACCCATCGCATAATATTTTTGTAATAGATGAACCTGATATTATTACTGAAACCGATTGTGATTATTTCAGGGCTATTATAAATAATAATATAGAGAATAATATGGCGATATCAAAACAATGGGAAAAGGGCAATAATGTATCTTGTGATACTTTTTTAATTAAAGACGGTATTCGCTGCCAATCGGCCAATATAGCCACATATAAAGAGTTAAAAAATAAAACAAACAAAATATTTGAAAAATTACAAACATACTTACTTGATAAACACGGTATTGTTAGCAAAAACAATTCTGGTTATCAATTCCGCAAAATATATGGAGCGACAAGAATACATAAAGACGGCGTCTATGATACAAACAATAAAATAGAATTAAATGTAACCAGAGTAGCAAGCGTTATTATTTGTTTAAATGATGATTATGAAGGTGGCGAATTTTATTTTCCAGTCCAAGATATAAAAGTCAAACTAAAAAAAGGTCAAATACTGGTCTTTCCACCTTATTGGACGCATCCACATTTAACGATGGAATTAAGAAACAGAACATATAGATATACAATTAATACTTGGCTATTTGAAAACTGTGATACTATAATATCAAAACCCAAGTAAATTTTTACAATTTCATAATATACCATAATCCAAACCATTTTGGTCTATTATCAAATCCAACACCACCACCTGTATGTTTTGTACCTATCAAGTGATTATGGTTTATACTGTTATTTTCTAATTCAATTATGTGTTTATGATTTATATTCTCGTTTGCTATTTGGATGATGTGATTATGGTCTATGTTGGTTTGTTCTGTCCCAACAACGTGATTATGGTTTATGCTGGTTTGTTCGGTTTGAATAAAGTGGTCATGGTTTATGCTGGCTTGTAATGTAGGTGCTACTTCGTGACTATGTAATATACTGGACGTCGTTGTTATATAAGTGTGTTCGTGTGCTACACCGCCAGGTGTTACCTGTGTAGTATGTGTATGAGATGTATCAGTAGCAGCACTAACTACTGTTGTATGTGTGTGAGTAGTAGAATCAAGAGTATGTGTATGTTCTGTCTGTCCGTAAAAAGGGTGAGTAGAATCAACTGTCTCCGTGGTATGGTCATGGGGAGCATTAGCTGTTTGAGCACCACCTGTGAAACCACCTGATAATTGAGATGCTTGTATATCTCCCTCGTCTTGGTCGTCAAGTAGCAGCGATCGGGTTCCAGCTGCCCCACCGGTATTCGAATAAGAAAACTCAAAGCTCAGTCCGTGACCGTGTGGCGCGTCACTCGATGCTATAGAGTGTTGGTGGTCGTCACCCAGTCCAGAAATGTCCATTATATGATTATGTGCGATCTCATCCAACGTAACTATGTGCCCATGTATCTCTGTTACATGTCCCGTCCAACTACCTAAATCAGTTTGATTATCCGCAGTATGTGTATGTGTAGCAGTCACTTGTTCTGTAACCGCCCCGTGAGTGTGGTTGAGATTTGTATCTTGTGATAATATCAAACTCCCTGTATGACTATGGGAAACATCTGTAATTTGGGAAGTAGCAGCGTGATTATGTAATACATCAGTATTTTCAAAACTAGCATCGTGATTGTGTAATACATCAGCATTTTGAGAAGTAGCACCGTGATTATGTGGAATATCTTTAAATGCGCATGATGCGTGGTGTTCGTGTGGAACATCGGTATTTTGAGAAGTTGCTGCGTGATTGTGTGACGGTATATGAGATATGTCTAATGTATATGTATCATTTCCACCAGAAGAACCAGCAATGTAATTTGTTTCGCCGTTATTACCAGAACCAACTACAAATCTACCTAATAAATTAGGCGTTCCATTGTTTCCGTCACATATAGCCCATCCAACAGGAGTATTTGAACTGCTTCCATACCATAATGTAATTCCACCCTTTGGCATATGAGCGAGCGATACACCACCAACTGATAGTGTTCCCGAACCCAAATTAAGACTGGAATCCTGGGTTAATACATTTCCATTTCCAGCACCGTTTATATTTAAATTTGAACCACCAGCAGTGGATATATTATTGCCTGAAATAGTTATGCTTTCAATGACTACCTCTCCTAACTGGGAATTAATAACTATTTCTTGAGAACTACTGATATTCGTCTGTAGAGATGCTGAGAGGTCAACTTGTCCTGCTGCCGTATTTAACACTAAATTACCCGAATCAGTATTTATTGTACGACCGTCAATATTAATATTTCCAGCATTTACAAAAGCAGACGAAACTACTCCTCCCTGCAGACCCAACTCAATATCAGTATTATGTGTTTTCCAATGATCGCCTGGATTATTGTATGAAAATAGTTTATCTACAGTAGATGAATTGGTTACGCTAATTCCACCATCATCAACATGTGCTGATGTATGATTAGCATTCACCCTTATTATATTATCAGTGATATCAACATTCCTAAAATTAATAAATGTTGTTGTTCCTTTAATGTCTAAACTGCCCTTTATAACTATATCTCCATCTCCGTTGGTTTCTGGGTCTATTATAAATTGGGTAGTTATAACACCATTTAAACCTGGTTGTTTTTTTGTATACATTTTACTGGATACTATCGCCGAACCTGTGGATTTGGTTATATTAAGAACTCCTGAAATATCAACATCTTTATTAAAAGATGTGTCATTATTAACCGATAGTTTATTCATAAAAAATAAATCGTTTGATGTTCGTAATTCGCCGGTTATATCAACGTGGTAAAGCGATGAAGCATCCATTGCTCTTTTTGAACCACCCGCTTCTGCGTCGTAATAATCAAGCACATTATTATCACCCATCAATATTAAGCCACCCGTAGCAGTGATAGATTTATTAATTGATACATCACTTGTTATAGTAAGGTCGCTTGATATTTTTAAACTTCTCTCTGCGTTCTCAATAACAAGCGCTGAAATATCATTATGACCGTTTCGTGTATAGTCACCCATATAAATAATTGGGGTTTTATCCATATAAATAGTTCCAGGACCAACGTGGATGTCTTTCCACATATGGTCTATGTCCCCCAAACTATGTAATAGGTCGGTTTTTGGTATTAATCCACTTCCGACTGTGTCCGCAGATAAATCTCCTAAAACAACTAAATCTTTAGTTTTTATAGTTCCACCACTTACGTGAATACTCTCCTCTGGAGTAATTGTATTTATTCCTATTCTATTTTCGGAAGTATCAATTATAATGCAATTATTTGAATTTTCTGTAAAAGTATGTCCTGGTGAAATTGAATTGACCGTGGCTATTATTTTGCTGTAACCCGACATTTATATATTATATTATTTATGATAATATTTAGATATTTTTAATGCTAAAAATTATTTTAAAATTTTATTGAAATAATTTTTATTACTAATTACCATAAAATACTAATTTATTTACAGTTTCATTATATACCACAAACTATACCATTTTGGTCTGTTATCAAATGCTTGTCCTCCACCAGTAGGCGAAGTCCCTATCACGTGATTATGGTCTATATTTGTTTGCGTAGTTTGTACGATGTGATTATGGTTTATATTGGTTTGTGTTGTTTCTATTTCGTGATTATGAACTATACTGGTTTGTTTCGTCCCGACAACGTGGTTATGGTTTATACTTGTTTGTTCGGTTATAATATTGTGGCTATGGTCTATGCTGGTCTGTTCTATTTGAAGTTGATGAGTATGATTAATATTTGTTTGCTGTATGGTAAGTGAATGCTCGTGTGCGTTTCCACCTGCGGCAAGTGAAAGTGAGTGTGCGTGTTGAGTTGTGCTATTAGATACCGATGTAGTATGTCCGTGCGTATCTTGGTTTACAGTATGTAGATGTTCCGTCTGCCCGTAGAATTCGTGAGACGGACCTACAGTTTCTGTTGTATGGGTATGTGTAGCGTTGGCTGTTTGAACTCCACCAGTAAAACCACCAGCGAGTTGAGCTATATCAAAATCACCACTATCTTGATCGTCGGTCATTAATGATGCTGTTCCGGTGCCACCAGCACTGCTGGAATGAGCAAACTCAAATTCTAAACCGTGACTATGTGGTGCTTGACTTACAGATATAGAATGTTGATGTTCCGCATCAGTACCCGATGGATTCGCCGTATGAGTATGCGAGTTTGGTGTTACTTGAACCGTATGTGTATGGGCAAAATCAGCACTCGTTACAGTTGTATCGGGGTGAGTATGTGTGTCGGTGGTTGAATCAGTTGTACCCGCGTGACTATGAATAACATCAGTAGGCAAAGAATCCGCCGCACCGTGGCTATGACGCACATCAGTATTTTGAGAAGTAGCAACGTGATTATGAATAATATCGGTATCTTGAGAACTTGCGTCGTGATTATGGGGCACATCAGTATTTTGAGAAGTAGCACCGTGACTATGTGGGACGTCCGTAAATCCACAAGAAGCATCGTGATTATGTGGGATGTCTGTATTTTGCGAACTTGCGTCGTGATTGTGACTTGGTAAGTGAGACACGGCTAAAGTATAACTATCCTGCCCACCGACCTGATCTTCGGTGTAAGTAGTTTCAGTATTATTACCAGAACCAACTACAAATCTACCTGATAAATTAGGCGTTCCATTGTTTCCGTCACATATAGCCCATCCATTAGGAACATCAGTAGAATCACCATACCACAACATTATTACACCCATTGGGACGTGTGCGTTCTCTACACTATCTACTGTAAGCGTTCCCGCTCCTAAATCTAAATTAGAATTCTGGGTATATATATTTCCAGAACCAGAAGTTAGATTCAATCCTGTCCCCTCCCTGGTAGATATAGTTCCATCCTTAAACGTAATATCTTCTATGTTTACTTTCCCGACTCCTCCACCACTACCAGCCTGTATTGTTGTTTGTTGGGAAGATGTGATATTTACATTAGCGGATGATGATACTTGAAGATGTCCTGTTCCGGCTGTTAATACTAAATCACCAGCACCAATTCTGCTAATTGTATTCCCGTCTATATTAATATTATCAATATTCATAAAACCAGCTCCCATACCACCTGTCCCGAGTTCAAGATCTGTATTATTAGTACTCCAATGTTCACCTGGATTATTGTATGAAAATAGTTTATCTACATTAGAATCATTGGTTACGCTAATTCCACCATCAGTAACACTGCTATGGTTCGCATTCATTCTAATAATATTATCAAAGATATCAACTTCCGTAGAACCAAAATAAGCAGTTGTACCTTGTACGTCTAAATTACCCATAATAACAACCTCTCCCGTGGTCGCATTATTATCTCCTGCCGGGTCGATAATAAACCGCGTAGCGGTAACTCCTTGTGAATTGGCTCCGCGAGTAGTATACATTTTAGTAATAGCTGTTTCCGACCCATCAGCATTAGTTAGTTCGGTCATATTAAGAACGCCGCTAATATCCACATCTTTATTGAACGATGAATCATTATGAACCACTAACTTACTATTAGCGAAAGATACATCTCCCAGAACAGTTAAATTACCGTTAATACTAACATCTTGTAGAAATGAAACATCTACCGACATATTCAATTTACCGGCGAAAGATATATCACCAGCAACATATATGTTGTCCGTAATATATACGTCTCCGTTGATAGAAATATCTCCATCAATATTTACGTGGTTCATACCCGATATATCTAAAGGTCTGCCTGAATTATCTATCATAAGAGCCGAAGTAACAGTTTGACCGTCTCGTATATAATCACCCATACGAATAATCGGGGTTTTATCCATATAAATAGTTCCAGGACCAACATGAATATCTTTCCACATATGGTCTATGTCACCCAAACTATGCGTATTGGTTGTTTTTGGTATAAGAGAGCTATTAACATTATTTACTGATATATCCCCTAAAACTATTAAATTTTCAGTTTTAATAGTTCCACCGCTCACATGAATTTGTACGTCTGGAGCGATAGTATTTATACCTATCCTATTATCAGAAGTATCTATAACAATAACACTATTTAAGTCTGGAACAAATTGATAATCAGGGGTTATTGAATTTACGGTTGTTAAAATTTTATTGTTACCACTCATTTATATATTATTTATGATAATATTTAGATATATTTAATCCTATAAATACTATTAATTTAATTAACATTAGGGAAAATTTATTTTCTCTCATTATTTCATATAAAGATGAAAAAACATATGAAGTCTGACGATGGTCTGTACCATATTAACGGCAAGAAATACGAACTGCTCCGTGGCTCCCGTGCGCAGGTATGGCACGGTACCGCTTTCGCCACCGACTACGGTCTTAAGAAAGAAAACCTGGTATTCAACAAGCGCGGTCGCTATGTTTCCAAGAAGAAGCACACCCTCGCCAAAAAGGAGAAGCGTCTAGAGAAGCACGGATATTTCACCAAGAAAGGTAAATTCGGTTTCGTCAAACGCGACCCATCCAAAACCAAGAAAAGGCGCTGAATAAATCCGCTATAAATATGTAGTGGTTTTCTATACAAATTAATATCTACGATTATAAATTAGATATTAATAATTGGCGTTTAGGAAAAAAATTGATTTAAATTTCATAATTTAAGATTTAATCATATAGTAATCCTTTATATGACGCAGACAATCGTTAGTTGGAATGTCGCTGGGCTTCGTGCGATGTTGAAGAAGGACAATATGTATCAAATTATTCACGAAAAGAATTTTGATATTATTTGCCTACAGGAAACAAAAGCAACTGAAAGCCAAGTTGAGTTGAACGATGAACTAAAAGAAACATATCCGTATCGTTATTGGAATTCTACTGATGGAATAAGTCAGCGTAAAGGATTGAATGGAACCGCCGTTTGGTGTAAAAGTCCACCCATTAAACATATGGATACACCAGATTTTGATGTGGAAGGCAGAATTGTGTCGATTGAATTTGAGAAATATATTTTGGTGAATGTCTATGTTCCTAATTCACAAGAACTGGATTCAAAACGCTTCAACTTTAGAAGTGAGTGGAACCAAAAGTTCCTAAATTATCTAACTGAACTTAAAACTATCAAATATGTAATCTTGTGCGGAGACCTAAATGTAGCACATTTGGATTTAGATATTAGTAAGCCTAAAACAAAAAAAAACAAAGTGAGTGCTTTCTTTGATTTTGAGAGAGCTGATGTTGGTTCTCTGATTAAAACGTTGGATTTCGTAGATGTTTATAGGTGTAAGAACCCGAAGGAACGAAAATCTACATATTGGTCTTACTTTTTAAAAGCGGAACGCACTGCCGAAAATGGCTATGGGATTGATTATTTCCTAATCTCGCGGGAATTATTTGAAGCCGACGAACAAATTAATATTGAAATATTAAGCGATGTGTATGGTTCAGACCATTGTCCCCTTGTTTTAACTATTGATGTATGAATTAAATAATATTTAAGTAGATTGAAATACCTATATATAATTTTTTTTTGATACTATGTATCATATTGAAGTTCTAATATTTACTGAGCGGACGCCTCGGCAGCAGCAGCCTTTTGAGCAGCCATATGCTCATCTACGCGGAGCTCCTTCTTCAGGAAGTCCATCAGCTCACCTACTGTGGTGAACTCGTCTGCGCTAATACCACCACGCTTGGCGATTACGTGGATCATGTTAAACATAAGCGCACAATATTTGGATGGTACTACCATAGTCTCTGGGAGTACAATCTCATTCTGCGCTACAGGGGTCTCGGGGGTCTCGGATACTTGCTCCATATGTATATTATATATCTGTATATTCTTTAAATTATTAAATTAGAATATTTAATAAATTTATTATTACGCGTAATTATTTGATATAATTTTATATAACTATTTAAAGATTAAAGACAAATTATTATAGGATTATAATATGGCTCTGGAAAATAATTTAGCAAGTTTATCTGTAGATAGCAGTAACGAAACTAACGCAAATAATGTTTTAACGATTAAAACCGTTCAAATCGCACCCTTTAGAATTTTAATGACCGCCTTAAAGGATATTCTATTAGACACTAATATCGTATTTACCAAAGAAGGCATTCGCATCATCAATATGGACAAAACACATACCATTTTGGTTCATTTAATACTCAAGGCTGCTAATTTTGAGTTTTATGAATGTAAGCACGATAAAATTATCGTCGGTGTAAATATGTTTCATCTATTCAAACTTATTACCTCAATTGATAATGACGACACACTCACTATTTACATTGAGAACGACGATTACAACGATGGTGTAGTTACTGAACTGGGTCTTAAGTTTGAAAATGGCGACATTAAACAGTCCAAAATTCAAAAACTGCGACTAATTGAGCCAGACCAAGACGAACTTGAAATCCCCGATGTTAAGTTCTCGTCTATCATTAATATGCCCTCTTCCGACTTTCAAAAAATCGTAAGGGATCTGGCTAATATTTCCGAGAAGTTAGAAATTAAGTCTGTCGGTAACGAATTAATTTTCAAGTGTTCCGGGCAGTATGCGAAGGCAGAGATTAGGAGGACAGAGACACAGGGTTCAATGCAATTTCTTCAAAAACTTACAAGCGACACCGTAATTCAGGGTGAATTCTCGCTTAAGAATTTAGTATATTTCATTAAATGCACTAACCTATGTAATCAAATTGAAATCTTTTTAGAGAACAACCGTCCTCTTATTGTGAAGTATGATGTTGCTTCACTTGGTTCTATCCGCCTATGTTTAGCCCCACTACCACCCGCAACTGACTAATGTAGTGGATACTTAATATATTTTTTATAATCAAAAAAAATATATTTTAACGATTTAAAAACATGTTAACAACTATATTAGTAGTATGGGTAGCGATAGCGAGAGCGATTTCGATTATGAGGAATTTGAGAGGGGTAAATTTAATTTTAAGCATCTACCTTATAGCGATTGTATTAATTACGAACGCCTTGACCTAGATGAGTTGCGTTGCGATAGTGTTATTCCAAACATAGATACTGTTGGCAATAATATTATAGTTATTAAAGACAGTAGGGTACAGTAGGGTACAGTATTATTACTACGATGACGATGGGGAATATCAAATCTATTATAAGAAGATATATTATTATATAAGTGTCCCGATGGGAGGATTAGGATTAACCTATAGAAATTTATATAGCCAGATGGAAACACAATATCTACAGAATGATTATAAGAGGTTCTATTTTCATTATGACAGTGATGATAAAGAATTTAGACCCCGAGGCGACAGCAATTTTATTGAAATTTTAAGGGAAATTACCCCAGTAATGTATGAACTTTGGTGTGGTAGTTAATTAATAAAATATTTTATTAAATCAAAAAAAATATTTTAGTTCTTTTTTATTCCTTTTCGTGCTATTTGAATGTCCCAGAACAACGGATTCTCCTTAAATTTTTTAAACGCACCATTTTTAAAACATTCTTGGTCTCTTGTTCCCAGTAAAAACCTAACAGCGTTGAAATCCTTCCCCATATTACGCTTTAATATATATATGTATCCTGACGTGCCGAGAATACTAATTATAAAACAGGTCACAAATAGAAAATTGTTTACTTTTGTATATAATTCAATTTTTTCATTGTTTTTGTCTATATTCCCAACCGGTTTTCTTTGTAAATCGTTGATGAATAATCCTATTATATAGATTACCGCAAGTATTATTATACTTGTTAATGTAATAATTGTAGGTGCTCTATTAATAAAAATAAACCAGAAATACAATACAAAACTTTGAGAAATCCTATCTTTAATTGATAAGTTCTCCTGTATTAATCCTACAAAAAATAACATAATGAAAAGTCCTACTGCGTGCTTGAATAACATATATTCCTTCATAAAACTTCTAACACCGCACGAAAAAATATCACCTACATAATTAGCAGCAATTATAAATATAAATATCGATAATTTACTAACAATTTGAGAATAATTTGTTAAGGTATCATAATTTATCATATTATATATAATGATAGATTATAATTTAATAGAGAATATCGTGTCTCTTGTATAAACAGTGTTGGGGTTCAATATCGCATAATTTATCAATATTGAGTGGATCTACATTTACGCTTTCTTCGCTTTCAACCACATTATTACTTACATCTGTTTTGTTGTTGTAATTCACTTTACTATTATCATTCGTATTATTCTTTTCTAAACAAGCAAAAATATCATGTGTCTTTAAAATCGCACTATCCTTCAGCCAAAACTTAATAATACAGTAGTTTTTTTTTGGACTAATAGAAATTCCATTAATATTCTCCATAATATCTTCATTGTCTATTAATGTCCCGCCAATTAAATAATAATTCAACTTTTTCCATACCTCATATACACTATTTTCATCTATTTTGTAACATAAACAACCACCCTTGCTATTGCCCGAGTCTTCCCAAATTGGTTTTATATTATCCTTCATAACAAATAACATGCATTTCTCTACCAGTTCTTTATTTGTATTTTCAATTAGCCTGATACTATCCTCTAATGTATCAAATGTTACTACTTTCTTATAACTACTAATGCTCCAATCAACGTCGTGAGGTAAATGCAACCACAGAGTCCAAGTATTATTTAATTTATGCATTAATTATATTTATTGAAATACATTTAATATAATTTTTTATATATGTTTTTAACTCATTATTGTTAATCCTACGCTTGTTTATTGAATAACGACACCGATTTCGCAAAGTAATTATCTCCAGCCGCATTTATCAGATTATCAACTATATTATATTTGATTGGGTTATTTGATAAATCATATTCGTGCGTGACTGTTAAATCATATACATTATCCACCTTATCATAAAAGTTATGTCTGTGTAAATCTCTGTCTAATCTTCCCGTATCATTACCAGAATTATCTAAATCTAATTCACCACCGTTATTTATATCGCTATTACTCGGAGTTGGTTCTGTATCGACTATTATTTCATCCGGCGACGAACGGACTACTTTCAATAATAATGTAGAAATCAAAGTCATCATAATAATTGGAACAAATACCAAAAACCACGCAATTACAGTTAAACCAATATCACACATAATATTTATAACCGTCGCAAGAACTAACATAATAACAAATTTCATAAACGCAGTATCAATTACACCTGCATATATATCAAGTAATATTTGTATTAATGAAAATCCGATAAAAATAACGGTTGGAGCACATCTTGATGATAAAATCATATTATATTTTAACTATATAATATTATTAGTATCGTAATTAATTGTTTATATTTACTGTTTTGTCTGTCCGCTATGAATACTTTCACATAGGCGAGTTAGAATATCTAATTTTTGATCTACATTTAAAAAACCCATATTTAATTGTTTCTCATCTTTATCTTTAATATCCAGAGTGCAAACAGGACGCAGTTTTAGAGTAGCAATTTCCTCATCTTTTGCCTCAAGAGTTTTGGTTAATGTCTGTAACTGCTCTTGCTGTTTTTGCATAATCTGGACAATTTGCTGGTTGTTTAATTCAATATTTTGTCCGTTTTGGTTTAGAATAATTTTACCTTCCTCACCCTGTTTCTGTTTCTGTCCCTCATTAATCTTACGCCTTTCGTCTTCAATCTCCTTCATCTGTTTTAGAACGTCAGGCTTGTTTTTTGCCTCGCCCGCCTCATAATTTTCTAGTAGTCCATCAATTATTTCTGTATAAAATTCCTTCATTAAAGGCTCTTTTACAAATTCATCCACCGTTCGGGGTGACTGTTTTTGAAATTGATTGGTTCCGTTTAGAAGCAGTTTTTTCTTATCAAATGTATTCTGTGTGTGCGAAAATACAAGGATTGTTTTTTTTGGTTCAAGTTGGACGAACGGAACTGTATAATTTTTAAGAAACGCCTTCTCTTCCGCCAGAGCAGCATGGTCGTCATAGCGATGGTCGTTAAGTAAAGCACGCTTAAACGCAAATGTTCCTGCAGTGGCGTGATTTGCGTTGTATGGTCCGAATTGCCACATCTGCTGAATGTGCTTAAACCAGATGTAAATTTCACTCGCACCAGCACACAGAGCATTTGGGTGAGTTACTAACATATTTACAGCGTGAGATACACGCTCCCCGGGATAATAGTCATCGTCGTCCATATAGACAATAATGTCTCCACACGATTTTTCGTGCATTAAGTTACGCTTTTTACCCAGAGACATTTTTGTATCGTATTTAAAATACTTAACCTGGGGAATGTCTTTAACTAAATCCTCAATTAAATCCGTTCCATCATCAATAATAATCCATTCCATCCTATCCATGGGGTAGTCTTGATTTTTGAAATTATTAATACACATCTCCCAAAAAGGACGCCTATTAAATGTTGGAGTGCATACACTAACAAATGGTAGTTTCTCCTTTACCTGCTTACTCTTCGTCTTCTTCCCCATATTATATTTTTAACGAGCGTTATATTTATGTGTTTTTTATAACTATATATATATTTTATTATATTGAATTCTTCATGCCTTTGAATGCTTTTAATGTTATAATTATCACCAATATCATAGACATTACACCGGTTGTAGTTTGATCCAGCGAATTCGCTGAAGCACCTATTACACCCATAATAAATAATACGGTAAGCAGATCTGCGTGGCTCTTTAAAATACTGAAGCATTCCAGAGGATTACTTAAAGGAATTAAAAACATATTAATAAAAAGGCTGAAACTCATATATATTGAAGACACAATACACATTAGGGAACCTGTTACGACGGACAATAGTATCAATAAGATTAATGGGAGAAATTGGATTACATTTTTTACTACACTCATTACTTTCGCACTCATATCAGCCCCTTTTAATGTATATAATAATTCTGGTCTAAATATTCTATAGTATTCGGGCGATAAATTACATTCGCTCAATGAAGAACCCCATAATTTGTCTGGAAAAATTACAGATAAAAATGCTACAAAGAAGCCTATACTTGTAAGCATAGTAGTCAATATTAATAAACCAGTAAATATTATCATTGGACCAAAATATAGTCCAGGCATTTCTAACACATAACCAAGTATGGGAAATATTATTCCTGTTAAAAGCAAGAACGTTAGATTACTTAAGATTGGATTAAATTTGATATTATTTTGGAATCCTGTTGAAAATTTGCTCATTATTCCATTTAAAACTTTTCTTGTAAATAATACAGAGAACAAGAAATAGAAACTTAGTGTTTTCCCCATTACAGTCATATATTCACTGCCAGAATTTTCAATCGCATAATCGGCAATGTTGTATGGAACTGGTTTCCCACCGAATACTGTGCCGCTGTCCTGATTTACGGTTATACATTTCGCACCTGTACGTTCATATTCCGCAAACGTACTAACGATGCCCGTTAAAACATCTTTCGCTCCTCCCGACTGTTTCTTACCGCCTGATTGAGTATTTCTATCTTTAGCACAGGATTGATATGGGTAATGACATAAACTACCAGGGAACATATAATCAATTAGACTGATTTTGTCTGTTTTCCCTATATTCGCACATTTACTTTTATAATATATACAATCCACCGAATTACCGTAACGCAGCCAAAATTCATAAATAGTTCCAACTAATGCTGCTCCTAATAAACTAATCATGGAAAATAAAGCCAGTTTAAAGAATTTAATCATCTTATTATTGTCGTCAAACAGGGTATTATTCATACCCTGAATTGGTTCTTTATGGCATATATTACCTACATCACCTTCAAAACCCAGAAAATTTAAACCCGTGTAACTATCGGGTTTGCACCACTCGTCGCCCTTCGCCTTATCATTAAAGCAACAGCCTGTTTTTTCACCATTAGCATAAAAATCAGCCGAACATTTCTCAACCGCATCTGAATATTCCTGAAAACTATCGGGATTATCTTCCATCCATTTACTTAAATCTATCACTCCTGTTTTAGGGTCCGCGTATTTATTCGCACTTTTCGGCATACAACCGTTTGAATGTTTATGTTTATCTATGTCTTCCTTGTATAATTTTGTAACGCTCGACATTGTCGTTATATTAATATATGCTATTATAATAAATTAAAACGATTTAAATAATTTATGCTAAATTTAAATAGATGATGAGCAAAATTATTTCTAACGAAAAATATCTTGATTTCAAGGACGTGCTAATTCGCCCACGACCATCTACTATTAATAGTAGGAGTCTGGTCGACCTTACCCGCACATTTAAATTCAAAAATGACGTGTCTTGGACTGGTGTCCCTGTTATCGCCGCCAATATGACTTCCGTCGGCACACTGGGAGTATATAATACACTATGTAAGCACAAAATTCTAACTGGACTACACAAATTCGTTACACTTGACGACCTTAACCAATACAACGAAGAACACCCAGAAGAACCACTTGACCCCGACTACTTCGCAATCAGCACGGGAATTAGTGATAATGATTATGAGAATTTTACCAATATTATGGATAATTTTACCTGTAAGTGGATTATTATTGATATTGCTAATGGATATATTGAGAATTTCAAGACATATTGTAAAAAAGTAAGGGAGCGATACCCTGACCAAATTATTATTGCTGGTAATGTCGCTACTAAAGAGGGAGTTCAAGATTTAATTGATTGTGGTATGGATATTGTTAAAGTTGGTATCGGTGGTGGAAGTGCTTGCACTACAAGAATTCAAACTGGTATTGGTATGCCCCAACTCTCTTGTGTATTAGAGGCGTGCGAATCCCGCACCGATAAAACATATATTATTAGTGATGGTGGAATTACATGTCCGGGAGATATGGCTAAAGCCTTCGGTGGCGGGGCTGATTTTGTAATGGTTGGTGGTGTCTTTGCGGGACATGATGAAAACCCAGGTAAGTTAATTGAGGAAGATGATGGTAAAAAGTTCAAGTTTTTCTATGGTATGAGTTCGTCTTTTGCTATGAAAAATAATTATGCAGCTAATAACAATACTACTTACCGTTCATCCGAGGGAAGGGAGATTAAAATCAAATATAAGGGCTGCCTCGATGACACCGTTCAAAATTATTTAGGTGGAGTTAGAAGCACTTGCACTTATACTAACTCTCATTGTATCAAGGAACTATCTGATAATTGTCAATTTATGTTAGTTAATAACCAGTTCAACAGTAATCTGATTGGTTAAATAAATTTAAACACCACTAATTTAGATAATCCTGTATAAAATTATATTATTTTGTAAATATAATATAATATTATGAAATTTAACAACGCTATAAAGATATTTATCATAGGACTGATAATAGTTGTATGTTTATATATTTTATATTTTTCGTCAATATCAACCCGTGAAGGATTAGAAAATAATGAATGTACCAGTTGCGAAGTCAAACCCAGTTTAGGTAAGTGCATACCCATTAAAGATTTAAGTGTTAATGGATTCGGTGATAATATACAAAATATTGATTTTGATGTTATTGATACCAGTTATGTATTTTGTCCTTGGACGCCGAAATGTAATGACGTAAAAAATATTGTTACTCAAACCAAAAATCCCGAATTATTAGATGAAAATATACAAGATACTATTAACGACCCGATTAAATGTTGTCCTGAAGATACTTTTTACAAAAGTAATACCCTCAATATTAATATGCTACCACAATTTTTAAATATGAAAAATATATGTGCTAAAATTAATAGTAGTCCCAATTTAGCAGATATTAAAACTAAACTTGGCGATGATTATACACAACTCGCTGCTCTATGTGCTCAACCCGATATGAAAGGTTTATATTTTAATAAAGTGTCTAACACAAGCCCTACCGCAGTAAAGGGTTCGTACCAATACAAATTATTAGACGAGAGGACTGTTCCACTCGGTAATGATTATGTTTTACAGCCAAATGAATTGTTTAATTGTTTCGGTAATAAAAAACAATCTAGTACAGTAGCAGATTTAAGTTTCTCGCCTGCTAATATACAAGAATTTGAAACACATAACTTTATGGATGTTGATGCTAGTGCTTCATATACCACTATGCAGGATAATAAACAGCGTCTGTATCCCTCCATGCAAGATTTTGAAATGGAATTAAAAAATCTACCACCTCTCAATAAATCTGGTAATGTTCCCACAAGTGTTATTAATACATATTTGACAGCCATTAATGGATTTTATGAAAAGCAGTTTGCGAATATGATTGGAGCACAATCACACGCCGTTCCTCAAACATTACAATTTGATAATGATGGATTATCGAGCAAAACCAATACCTTTTTTGTATATGATGGAACCAAGAATAATACGTACGATTGTGAGCCCAGTATTACTGGTAATGATAAGTTTAAGTATTGCGGAACGCCCGCTGGCAATTTTATTTAAAAAACCCCATATTATCAGCAAAATATTTATATTTTCATTATATAAATATTTTTGAATATTTTAAAACTACATTAAACTTTCAAGCCATTTTTCGGCATCTTCATTAGTATCAAAAGTTTCACTGTAAGCAATTTTATTTTTTTTTATTGTTGCACGAAATGTTCCGCTCGGTGTTGTTGCTATAGTGCCTGTCCCTCGTTTTCTATATTGTTTATCATCTAAATCTGTTAATTCAAGACCATTTTCAAGTTCAAATCTGCGAGCGTTTAACCAGTCCCAACATTTATCTTCATTTACATTACAGAATTGATATTTGGTACCGTTTTTAGAAACACAACCGATATTAATAGTTTTATTAACCGATTGTGAGTTTTCCATAGCAGTAACCCACCTTAAATTGCTTGCCCTATTATCGGAGGGATTTTTATTTATATGGTCTACTTGTGGTAAATTATGATGATTGGGAATAAATGCTGTAGCAACTAATCTACTAACTAAAAATTTTTTTCTATGTTTTTTGTTTGTTAAACTAATACAATAACGTTCATCTTCATTGAGTTGCAGTTGCTGTTTCATAATACGGTCTTTCTTATTTTTAACTCTACCACAGGTAGAAACAAAGTAATTATATGGGGCATCGGTTTTTTCCCATCGTTCTGCTGTATTATCGTCTTCCATTATAATCTTTAATAACTATATAAATATGTAATCAATTTTTTTATAATTATCAAAAAATTGATTATTTACTTGTTTTTAGACTTTTTACTTTTTTTTCCTCCATTTTTACTCAATTTATTTTTTTTGCTCTGTTTGCCTCCTTTTTTTTGTGATTTTGTCAGTGACTCCTTAATACTTCCTGTTTCTGGCTCCTCAAGAACTTTAGGTTCAGGTTCATCCACAACCTCAATTGGTTCATCCACAACTTCGGGTTTTGGCTCATCTACAACTTCGGGTTTTGCCTCATCTACAACTTCGGGTTTTGGCTCATCTACAACTTCAATTGGTTCATCCACAACTTCAATTGGTTCATCTACAACTTCAGTTTCTGGTTCTGGTTCATCAATAACTTCATCGTCCGACTCATCAACAATTTCATCGTCGGTTTCATCGTCTGTTTCGTCGTCTGTTTCGTCGTCTGTTTCGTCGTCTTTTTCGGGCTTATCAATAATTTCAGGTGCAGGTGCTTTAATCTCTCCAGAAACTATTAGGTTTTTTTCATTTAATAGTTCAAAAATCTTTAGAAGGTCTTTGAAAAAACCAATATGTAAATCGTAAATAATTATTTTAGAATTAGATGTTAGTTTAACGATTTCTTTGTATGTAATATTATCTTTAATCCTGATAATATTGTTTTCAACACCAGTAACAGCTCCATCGCTGTCTTTTATAACTTTTTCATCAAATTCAAAAATGTTGAGAATAGTTTCATTAAATAGTTTATTACGATTGGATGTATAATCGGTAAACATAGTCTTAACAATTTTGATAATTTGCTCATATATACGGGATTCGTCATTTGTAGCAAAATTAGATGTTAATTTTTTACATAATTTATCATACTGTTTGAATTCTTCAAATAATTGCTTGAGTTCATCGTCTTTGGAATTTAATTTGGAATTGTATTGCTTGAGTAAGTCAGTTTCTAAATTTTTAATTTTTTGGAGTATTTTCGGTGATGTTTTGTATACTTTATTCATATTATTAGGGTTGAAAAGGATATTTTTTTTCAAAGTGCTGTAAATGTAATCAGTATCACATAGTATATCAAATACACCAGAGGTATGTAAGTTTTCGGTAAATTTATTTAAATCAGCAGGGAATTCCATGTTGAGATTTGTTTCGGTCTCATCAATGGGCGATTCAAAAATAGCATTAATGAAAGCATAAAAAACATTATTGTATTTGATTTTTTTAGATGGTTTATCATCAGTATTCTCATCATCGTCCTCCTCATCATCTACCTCATCATTATCATCTACGTCCTCATTATCTGCTGGGGCGCTATTTAATTCCTCGTCGTATGCCTCTTCAGTATCAACATTTTCGCTTTTCTCATTAGAATTACCAGTAAATAAATTGCGTATATCATCAAACATACCGCCACCAGATTGATTAATCTCCTCATCCTCGTCGTCGGGGGTTTCCGCTAATTCAACAGTTTCATCTAAATCAGCAATTTCCTTAACTTCAATTGGTTCATCTAAATCCTCAATAATAGGTTCTTCCACCGATCGTACTCTTTTTTTCTTGGCGGCTAATTCGGGGTGGTTTAAATTATGATTAAATGTGCTATATATTCCCTTGATTAAGATATATAATTTGACGAAATTAATAGCAACAATTTTACATAGATATTTCTGTTTTTTGGGTCTTATTACTCTTTGGTCGGCATTATTTTTATACATAAAATCATCATTATGTATATCATTCAAATTGAAAATATATACTTCTTTGGAAGTGTTAAATTTAACATCGAATGGTACTTTAATTTTTTGAACAGCATTTAAATAGAGTTCCTCGGATAAAATATATAACTCCTTACATTCATCACTAAAATCAGTATTTTCTTCATATACTTTAGCATAATTGTTAAAACTGGCAGCCTTATACAAATAAGTACCAAACGATTCTTTGATAAATTCGTCAAATTTTTTATTTACCAAACTCTTGGGTAATTTATTAGAATTATCCGGATTGGAAAATAAAGAGCCGAAATTAAATAGATTAGACATATTATAATAAGTAAATAAAATTATTTATTATAAAATTGATAAAAAAGATTTAGATATTAATATTTAAGTATTAAAACGGTCCCAATGGAACTTAAATCAGAGGGTAAAACAGTATCAAATAAAGAATCAAATACAAGCGAACATAACAATACTAAAAAAATACGGGCTCGTTTATCAACTCCAAAAGATATAACTAAAATGTGGAATTTATTTGAAGAGGAGATAGATGATAATACCAGTAGTGATAGTAAAAAAGCACAATTAGAATGTATATATCGGTCAGATGCTGAAACCGATGAAAACTGTAAGGATATTAATATATGTAGTGCGTGTAAGACAGCGTTGTTTGTCGGTGATGAGGGATTTTTGAGTTGTCCCAATACAAAATGTGGTATTATTTATAAGGATAATTTAGATTTAGGTGCTGAATGGAGATTTTATGGTGCTGATGATAATCAATCAAGCGACCCAACAAGGTGCGGTATGCCTATTAATCCACTATTAAAAGAGTCTTCCTATAGTTGTAAGGTTTTATGTCCTGGAAAGTTAAGCCACGAAAACTGGAAACTCAAAAGATATACAGCGTGGCAATCTATGCCCTATAAGGAGAAATCCCAATATGATGAGTTTCAATTAATTACAATTATTTCACAAAATGCAGGAATATCCAAGATGATAATTGATGAGGCAACACGTTATCATAAGATTATATCCGAATCTCAAACATTCAGGGGATTAAATAGGGATGGTATTATTGCCGCATCGATATATATTTCATGCAGGGTAAATGATTTCCCGAGAACAGCAAAGGAGATTGCTGATATATTTCATCTGGATAATACAAGTGCTACTAGGGGTTGTAAAAACGCTCTATCAATCATTAATGATATTGAACACGCAAACGCACAAAGCGATGGTATTATTAAATTAAGCAAAACTACACCATTATCATTTATTGAGCGATATTGTAGTAAATTAAATATTAATAATGAACTGACTATGCTATGTAAGTTCCTTGCTAAAAAAATAGACAGGCTGAATTTAATTCCCGAGAATACGCCTCATTCTATTGCTGGTGGTATTATCTATTTTGTATCGCAAGTTTGTAATTTGAATATTCCCAAAAGCACAATTAACAATATTTCAAAAATTAGTGAAGTAACTATTAATAAATGCTATAAGAAGTTGGAGAAGCATAAAACCGATTTAATTCCAGCAAAAATATTAGTAAAATATTCTGCCTGAATTAGTTAGTATATAAAATACTATTCCGAATATATCAATATATGTATAATTTATTTTATATATATATAATTATACGATGAGCATCCCCAAAATTGTGTTTATAGTTCCTTATAGAAATAGACCCCAAGAAAAATTACATTTTTCTATTTATATGCAATATATCATGGAGGACTATGATATTAATGATTATGAGATATATTATAGTCACCAGCAAGACAATAAACCGTTTAGTAGGGGAGGAACTAAAAATATTGGTTTTTTAGCAATTAAAAATAAATACCCCAAGGATTATAAAAATATAACTTTTGTTTTTAATGATGTTGATACATTACCTTGTCGTAAAAATTTATTAGAATATACTACTGAAACTGGCACTGTAAAGCATTTTTTCGGTTTTACATTCACTCTGGGTGGTATTTTTTCAATTACTGGTGGTGATTTTGAGAGATGTAATGGTTTTCCCAATTTATATGGTTGGGGATTGGAAGATAATGCTATGAATGATAGAGTAATTACTAATGGTATAAAAATTAATAGGGATATATTCTATAAGATTGGTGAGGCGAGAGATATTATAAATTTAACAGGAGATACAAGGCGTCTTATAAACAACAAAGACCCTGGTAATTACAAGATGAGGAAATTCAACGATAATTTAAATTCTATAAAAGACCTGAACTATAACATAATTGCTAATGATGAGAACACTAATAAAAAAAATACAAATGAGTTTATAATTAATATAGTAAGATTCAATAGTTTAATACAACCAATAGCAAGCGAATTTTACGTTCAAGATTTAAAAACCGATAAAAAATTACACGTTAATATGATAGAGAAACAAAGGACCAGAAATTCTTGGTCTATGAATAAGTTTTTAAAATAGGTTTTTTCATATATTATTTTATAATCTCTCTGTTACATAATAATAATCTAAATATTATATATAAAAAATGAATTCCAAAAACATAATTTTGAAATCAGTCGTTGTTGGCGTGCTATTAAATATTATACTCGCTTACGTAGTATCTCCTTTCGCAACACCCGAAGAAGTTAAACCACCTGATGGTGCGGGCAAGTTATCATTTTACTCCCAGGTCATTCATATTCTCTCCCACCACAATCAAATAAAACTTACAAGTTCGTTAGTAGTTGGTGTATTAGTTGCTTTATCGGTATATATTGCTTCGTGCGTTTAAATCATTCAACAGTAACGACTTTAGAAAGATTTCTTGGCTTATCAGGGTCTAATCCCTTTACAACCGCCAATTGATAAGCCATATATTGTAATGCTACTACAAAAATTATCTCATTATAATAATTTTGCCTTGGAATTAATAAGAATTTACCATTATCTATATTTAACTGCTTTATTACTTCAATTGAATTGGTAATAACTATAATGTTAGTTTTCATCGCCACAATTTCATAATAAGTTGATTTTAAATTTTCATAATTTTTATAATCATCGTAATCTATCAGTAATATTGTTAGATTAGTTTTATCTAATAGAGCCTGTGTTCCATGTTTAAGAGACCCCGGCGAAAAACCCTGCGAATGAATATATGATACTTCGTTAATTTTGAGAGATGCTTCGCACGCAATAGGATACAATTTGCCTTTACCCAGAATAAAAATGTTGTTAATATCATGTTTATGTATCACGTCTGTCAGTTTATCAATTGATTTTAAAATTTGGTAATCATATAATAACTGGGTTAGTTTATTAGTTACAAACCTTAAACTATTCATTTTTTTATAATTTTCATAAACATTTGTATTAAACCACATCTCCACGAGAGATAATACAATAAGCATAGACGTAAAAGACTTTATTGATGATACACTAACTTCAAGACCAGCATTTAAATATACCCCACAATCTACTTCCCGTGCGATTAACGAATCTCTCGCATTTACAATACCCAAAGTATTACACCCCTGTGCTTTACACACCTCAAGACACTTATATACATCTACAGTTTCACCTGACTGACTTAATAAAATACACAATACCTTGTCTCTACTTATTTTTGGAATAGATTTACCCGAAAATTCGCACGCATTAACAGATTTAACACATACAAATTTATTATTAGAATTGAAATATATTTCACCCATTAAGCCAGCATTATAACTTGATCCACAACCAATTAATAAAACATACTCTATATTTTGAGAGATATTGGTAATTTTAGTTAAACCAACCAACTTTGCGTTATACCCATCAATTCTTGAACCATAATCATATGCTTTCATTACGGTTTCTTGTTGCTCCATTATTTCTTTCAACATCCAATGTTTATGCGGCTCGCACATCCTTAACAATCATATTGATTAGTTTTAATATTTTAATTATATGTGTTATATATAATATACGAATGAACCAGCAAGACAAATGGTATATGAAAGCCAAAGAGTTTTCAGGAGAGATGTATGACTTAACTGCGTCTTCATCAATTAGTGAAACTGGCGGATATAAATTCGACGCAGCGACAAAATATGGTATAACAGAGACATTTGAAAAATATATACTAGAATTAGATTATATGACCGACGACCAAGCCGACGACAAATTCTATAAACGAATGGAAAGATTAACATTTTTAAGTAATTGTAAAGCATTTGACGACAAAATGCCTGAATATACAGAAGATTTAGAAGAATTACAGCCATTAAATACCCCACATTTACAAAATTTATTTGGTTTTACCTGTAATTATTTAAATGGTAGTGATGGAATAAATCAATACACAAATCAACCTATTACTGTAATTCTCTCTGGTGGAAATGTTACTACTATATACATTAATTTATTAAAAAACTTAATATCGCACAAGGAAGATGATATAGATGGATTCATCTCTATATATTTCGGGTCTATAACCAAGGACAGCATCCCATATGACGAATTATCTACAATTCTGAGTAATATTAAACTCATATTTAAATTAGCACCAGCAGTATTAGCGGACCTTATTCATGCTATAACACTTGATTTAACAGATACAAAATTAAAGTTGAGTGATTTAGATTTTATCATAGTTCCCAATAAAATGGATATAATAGATAATCTATTTACAAAAGGTGGCGGTAGTCCTATTGGTCCTATCGGTTCTACTGGTCCAAGTGTTTCCCTTCGCCGCGGAAAAAGAAATAGAGAATCCACCAAGGGGCCAACATACGCTGAACTACAAGCAGCCGAAATGGCAGCAAACAAGGTAAAAAATGATGCAAAGAAAGCCAAAAAGAGAGAAGCCGAAAAGAACGAAGCAGAAAAAGCCGAACCAAAAACAAACCGGACTGCTAAAACCAGACCCCAGAAGACAATCGGAAAAAATACACGGAAAGTTAAAAATGTACCTATTGTTTTTAATGAAATTGATATGAAGGAAGCAGAAGACGCCACAGAAAGTAAAAGCACAGAGGGGGTGTTATTAATTAGAATGAAAACGGCTAATAAATATGGCGATTTACAGACTTCACATACAGAGATGTCTAAAGAGATACAAGATATAATAAAAATGGTAAATAAACATTATAAAATAGATGAAAAAGGTTGCTATAATGATTTAGAAAAATTAAGAACCACCATACAGTTATTAAGACAACCGCAATTATTTAGACTGAATTATTTATCAGAGCAAAATGTTGCTGATTTATGCAAAGACTATCTATCAAAGATGCAGGCACAGAAACAATTAATTTCAATAATGACTGACTTAAACTTGGATCATCTTGTTAATTATATATCATATGACTATCTTCCAAAAGCAGAGCAGTCTCGGCATAATGCGAATAAATATGTAGAAAATGACCCTACAAAAAAATTGGCGAATTTTATGAAGTTCGTACATATTAATGGGTCAAACCAAAATAAACTGATAGAGAATTTGTGTAAGGGAGAACCAGTAGTTTCATATGCGTATGCTGGCGATAAAATTCAAACAAACACAAATTTAGATACTCCATATAGGTCAGCCCAACAAGTGGTTACGAATTTCAAGTCATTAGAACATATTACAAACGCCAACAGACCACTCGTTAAAATAATGTGTGAATTAGCATTAGAATTTTCTAATAATGATATTGTTAAAAATACATTAAAAAGAATTAGTGGTTCATATGGACCCCTACCCGATGATAATTTGGGGAAGTACGCAAGTATTACACCAACTACTTATACCTTATCACCATTACATAGTAGATTGAAGTTTTCTACCGCGAGTTTGTTTGCCGCACCGCTTGCGATGGAAGAATCTATTGAAAATGGTGAGGCAGAACCCGATATAATAATACCTAATAACTCTAAAATATCAACTAATATATTCACACCTATAAAACTGGAGAGTAAAACAAAACCGATGACTAAAGCGGAAGAGAGGGAATTATTAAGAGGAATTGGACTTATTAAAAGTAGCGAAGAGATGTTACAAGAAGATTTGATAGACATTGAAGCGGAGATGGCTAAAATGAATTTGGCTTCGGGTGGTAAAAAGACAAAAACAAAGAAAAGAAAAGGTATTCCAAAAAAACCTAAAAAAACAAGAGTATTAAAAGATAAGAAAAAAGTAAGAACAAGGAAAGGAAAATATAATAAAACGAAGAGACACCATTAAATTCAATTTTTTGTTAGATATAAAAAAAATTGAATATTGAAACCAAATTATATACTAATAACATCAAAACAAAAATACAGTAAAAGCAAGTTATTAAAAGCAAATAATGGTTTCCATCGCCGACATCGACAATATGATTAGTGCGGGTGAATTGGCGGTTGCGATTGCGATGAGAAAATCAACAAAGAAAAAGACGGCTCGCATGGACGTGGAGAGGGCGGCGGCGGCGATTAGAAAATCAACAAAGAAAAAGACGGCTCGCATGTCTGTGGATGAATTGGCGGTTGCGATGAGAAAATCAACAAAGAAAAAGACGGCTCGCATGTCTGTGGATGTGGAATTGAAATTGATCCAAATGTTCACTGGTTCTACCATTGGCTCGCGCTATTAGAATTAGAGTAATCTCTC